CCCGCGAAATCCGGGCGCTGGGCGGAAAATATGAGAGGCTGCCGGTGATCGCGCTGACGGCCAATGTCCAGCGCGAGCAGATCCAGACCTGTCTGGACGCCGGCATGGATGGACACCTCGGCAAGCCGATCAATATCGCTCAGCTGGCCGCTACAGTGGCGCATTGGCTTGAGACGCCGCGGCAGCCTTCGAACCCCGGTGAGCAGGCGGCGTAGGTCGGCGGTTCGCCTGATCTTCCGGGATAATATCCCGTAAAATCAGGACGTTTGGATCGTGTCGCCGTAAGATATTCCCCGGCCACGCTGGTCGGGTAGATTTGTGTCTGGCTCGAGAACTGGGCCGAAAGACACCCCCGGAGACATCGATGATCGACTGGCGACGGCCCTTTGGCCGGCGGCACGCGCGTGTTCGTGATGGCGACGCGTCGGCCCTATCGCGTCGCGACCTGGAAGAGAAGCAGAGCGCGGTCGGCCCGATGCTGGCCTTGTCGCATCTGGGTCGACCGGTGTGGACGCCGCGCGACTATCTGAGCCTGGCGAGAGAGGGCTTTGCCCAGAATCCAATCGTCTATCGCTGTGTGCGATTGATCGCCGAGGCGGCCGCCAGTGTGCCTCTGAGTGTTTGGGAGGGGGGTGAGCGGCAAGACGATCATCCGCTGGTCGCACGGCTGGACCGGCCCAATCCTGAGCAGTCCCGCCAGGAGCTGTTCGAGCAGCTCTTCGGCTTTCTGCAAACGGCGGGGAACGCCTATCTGGAGGCGGCAGGAGATGGACTGGAAGAGTTCTATGCCCTGCGACCCGATCGGATGCGGGTGGTGCCGGGCGCGAGCGGATGGCCGGCCGCCTATGACTATACGGTAGGCGCGCGGGTCCGCCGGTTGATGCGGGCAACGGACGGGTTCTCGCCGGTCCTGCACCTGAAGCTGTTTAACCCGTCCGACGATTGGTACGGGGCCGCGCCGCTGGAGGCGGCGGCCCGAGCGGTGGATGTTCACAATGCCGCCTCGGCCTGGAACAAGGCCTTGCTGGACAATCAGGCCCGACCGAGTGGGGCCTTGATCTATGGCGGCGGGCATCTGTCGGAAGCGCAGTTCGCCACGTTGAAAGGCGAACTGGATGGTGCCTATTCGGGGCCAGGCAATGCCGGCCGCCCGATGGTGCTGGAAGGCGGGCTGGACTGGAAGCCGATGGCTCTGAGCCCGCACGACCTGGACCACGTCGAGGGCAAGCACGCGGCGGCCCGTGAGATCGCGCTGGCCTTTGGCGTTCCGCCGCAGATGCTGGGGATACCCGGCGACAACACCTACCAGACCTTCAAGGAGGCGCAGGGGGCGTTCTGGCGACAGACGATCGTGCCGCTGGTGGGCAAGACGGCGGGCGCGATGACGGCATGGCTGAAGCCGCGCTTTCCCGATGTGGAGATCACGCCGGATCTGGAGGGTGTGCCGGCGCTGGCGGCGGAGCGAGAGGCCCTGTGGGCGCGGCTGGAGGCGGCGGGGTTTCTGACGCTGGAGGAGCGGCGGCGGATGGCGGGGGTGGGGTAGGGAGTAGGGAGTAGGGAGTAGGGAGTAGGTCAGGCCTTGCTGGTCAGCTTGGAGATGAGGGCCCGAAGCATCCGGCCGACTTCGTCGGCCTGGTTGAGAAGAGGCTCCATGTCGGTAGGTTCGGCAAGGCCGACGCGGGTGGCGAGGATCAGGTGAGTTTCCAGTTCCTTGAGCGATCCCTGGGCAATTCGCAGGAAGCTGACGTAAGCGGGACGGGTCTGGCGTCCGTAGCCTTCAGCGATGTTCGCCGGCACGGATGCGGCGGCGCGCCGGACCTGTGAGGTCAGGGCGAACTGCTCCTCGCGCGGGAAACGTTTTGAGACAAAGTAGGTCTGTTCGGCCAGGTCCATCGCCTTCTGCCAGACGATGAGATCGCGGTAGCCGTCGATCTTGCCGCTCATGCATCCCCCTACTGCCTACTCCCTACTCACTAAGCCCTCTGTGAATGGAGGTGTCCATGACGGACGAACTAACCAAACGCTGGCCCGCGGCGGTGCTGGTGGCGGTGGCGGTGCAGGCGGCTGCGGCGCTGATGTGGGGTGGGGCGGCGTCGGCGCGGATCGCGGCGCTGGAGGCGCGGGCCGAGCGGCAGGGGACGGTCATCGAGCGGCTGGCGCGGCTGGAGGAACAGACGGCGGCGACGCGGGCGGCGGTAGAGCGGATCGAGCGTCGGATGGAGGCTCAGGGTGGGTGAGCTGGCGATCGAGGGCTATGCGTCGCTGTGGGGTGTGGCGGACCTGAACCGGGACGTGACGGTGCGGGGGTGTTTCGGGGAGAGCCTGCGGGCGCGGGGCGCCGACGGGGTGCGGATGCTGCACCAGCACGAGGACGCGCCGGTCGGGGTCTGGGACGAAATGGTCGAGGACGAGCGCGGGCTGTTCGTGCGCGGGCGGGTGATGGACTGGTCGGCGGGGGCGCGGTTCTGTCAGGCGCTGGTGAGGGCCGGGGCGCTGGATGGGCTGTCGATCGGATTTCGCGCGGTGGCGGCGCGGCGGGACGGGGCGGTCAGGGTGCTGACGGGGGTGGATCTCTGGGAGGTGAGCCTGGTGACGTTTCCGATGTTGACGGGCGCGCGGTTGTCTCGGCCTAACGCCGCACCGGCTCGTAGGTGACGGTGACGCCGGCGACCTGGTCTTGTTGTTTGTAGACCTCGGCCATCGCATCGTAGCGGATCAGTAGCTGCCGAGGGCCTTGCCAGGCGACCTCGGCCCAGGGGCCACCGTGGTCGGTGGGCGGGGCGGAGGCGGAGCCGCCGTCGGCGATGAAGAGGTTGCCGGCGCCGGTCGGCTCATCGTCGCTCCGGCTGATGGCGATCTGAGTCGAGAACTCGGTGGTCGCGCCGCAGTCGCGCATGAACAGGACGGCGTGGCGCTCTCCGTCGGGCGAGGCGGTGTTGGACAGGAAGGTGTTCTGGCAGACGTCGGCGCAACCGCTCAGGATCAGGGCTGCGGCGATGCCGACGATCAGGCGGACGTATTCGAAGACGGTCATGCGCGGCCCTCCCTGTCACGGGCCGGAGATTGGCAGGATCGACCTGGCGCGGGAAGGGTCAGCCGAATTGCCCAGTCTGGCGCGAGGCGAGGGCCTGGTGAATGCGGTCCAGCGACTTGGGCTGGGTCAGCAGGCGGCCGATCCAGAAGGCGATGATGGCGGGGAAGATAAAGCTGCCCTCGCTGAGGAAGCCGATGATGACCGCAAGGGCGATCAGCCCGGCCCAGATTCCAATCTTGAGCGTGGTCTTGTCGACGCCGGAGGCGATGGCCTGTTCGGCGGAAGACGGCGCGGAGGCGGGCATGGGAGCGGCTTGCGTCGGAGCGGCAGTCTGGCGCTGGACGGACACGGTCGGCGGCGGCTGGATCGGCGGTGTCGATCGCCCCACGCGGACGTCGCGCTGATCGCCCTTGGCCAGCGACCTGTCCCTCTGGCGGAACAGGGCCGGGTCGATCGCGTGGGAGCGGCCCCTGTCGTCGAGGTAGAAGAGTTGGTCGGCGCGAGCGGTCTGGAGGTCCAGGCCGGAGATGTCCTGGCCGTAGGCGTCGGCGATGAGGGCGACGAGGCGTCCGCGACGAAGCTGGAGCTGGAAGGCGATGGGGTGCGGCAGGCCGTCCACCATGGCGTGGACAGAGCCAAAGACGCCGCTGGGGCCACGGCCGCGACCAGCGCGAATGCCCGCCATGCCGGTGCGGCGCACGAAACTGGACGGGCCGCGATAGAGGCGGTCGGGCGTGGCCTCGTCGGCGAGGCCTTCGAGTTGCGGCAGGTCCGGCCCGAGCTCCCAGGCAAGCGCCTGGAGCGCGGCGCGCTCAAGCCGGGAGAAGGGCGGGATCGGCTGGTCGCGGCGACGGGTCAAATCGGACTCCCGAACGGGCCAGGATGCGTCGGTTTCGTCATGCGACGTTGGATCCTGATCCGTCTGACTGATCGCTGAGGGGCGACCTGAAATTCTGTAGTTCGCGGCCCGCTCCGACGAGCCGGATCCACCGTCTCCCACGCGGAGAGACGTCAACACTAGGGGAAACCATGAAAGAGACCAAACAGGGCCTCGCCTCTCCCGAGGCGCGGGCGGCGATGCATGAGCTGATGGGGGCGTTCGAGGCCTTCAAGGCGGCGAATGACGAGCGGATGGAGGCGATCGAGCGAAAGGCCGGCGACGGCCTGCTGGAGGAGAAGGTGGCGCGCATCGACCAGGCGGTCGGGGCGGCGCAGGACCGGCTGGAGCGGTTGAGCGCCGAGGCGCGGCGGCCACAGATCGCCGGTACGGTGGAGGCAGACCCCTCCACCGCTTCGCGGTCCTCCTCCCCCCTGCTGCGCAGCGGGGAGGAGAGGAAATCAGCGTTCGCGGGATACCTGCGGCAGGGATCGACCGGCGGGCTGATCGAGGTGAAGGCCGGCCTGTCGACGGGCGTGAATTCGGGGGGCTATGTGGTTCCTGAGCAGGTCGAGCGGCTGATTGAACGGCGGCTGATGGCAGCGTCACCGATGCGGGAGATCGCGACGGTCAGGACCGTGGCCGGCGGGGTGTTCAAGAAGCCGGTGTCGACCGTCGGGGTCGAGAGCGGCTGGGTGGCCGAGACGGCGGCCCGGCCGGAGACGGACCCGGCGACCTTGCAGTTGCTGGAGTTTCCGTCGGCGGATTTGTACGCGAGCCCGGCGGCGACGCAGACCCTGCTGGATGATGCCATGGTGGACCTGGACGAATGGCTGGCCGCCGAGGTCGAGGACGCCTTTGCGGCGCAGGAAACCGACGCCTTCGTCAATGGCGACGGGACGAACAAGCCGATGGGCTTTCTGTCTTATCCGATTGAGGCGGATGCGACCCAGGACTGGGGCGAGATCGGCTATGTGGCGTCGGGTGCTTCCGGGGCGTTTGAGGCGACCGATCCGGTGGATCGGCTGATTGACCTGATCTATGCGCCGCAGTCGCAGTTTCGGGCCAATGCGCGGTTTGTGATGAACCGACGAACAGCGGGGATCATCCGCAAGTTCAAGGACGCGGACGGCAACTATGTCTGGAGCCCGGCGACCCAGCCGGGGGCGACCAGCTCGCTGCTCGGCTATCCGGTGCCGGAAATCGAGCAGATGCCGGATGTGACCGCGGACAGTCTGTCGATTGCCTTCGGCGACTTCCGTCGCGGCTATCTGATCGTGGACCGGGCCGGGGTGCGGGTGTTGCGCGACCCCTACACGGCCAAGCCCTATGTGCTGTTCTACACGACCAAGCGGGTCGGCGGCGGGGTGCAGAACTTTGACGCCATCAAGGTGATGAAGTTCGCCGCGAGCTGAGGCGCGCCTGGGCTCTGTCTTCTCCCCATCGGGAAGCCGATGGGGAGGCAGGCTCGCTGAAAGCGAGCCAGAGGGGATTCTTTCCGCCGCGCCGACGCCTCGCGGCGGCCGGCCCCTCCACCCGTTCCCATGGGATGGGCAGGAGACGCGAGCGGCGACATTCGAGGACAACGAGGATGAGCGAACCGGTGACACTCACCGAGGCGAAGCTGTTTCTGCGCGTCAGCCACACGGCGGAGGATGAGTTGATCGGAACGCTGATCGCGGCAGCGCGGCAGCGGGTCGAGGCGGCGACAGGGACGGGGGTGGACGAGACGGCACCGGCGGCTCTGCGGCTGGTGGTGCTGAAGCTGGTTCATGCCGCCTATGAGGGCGAGGCGGACGGCGAGGCTGAGGCCTGGCTGAGGCCGTATCGGGCGGTGCGGTTGTGAGGTCGTACCGGACCCTGGCGCGGGTGTTCGCACGGAGCGAAACCGAGACGGCGTTCGGGGGACGGACGGTCGACTGGACGCCGCTGGGCGAGCTGTGGATCGCCCTGTCATCCCCACACAGACGCGGGGATGGAACCGGTGATCTGCGACCGGTCATGACCGAGACACGCCTTGCCCAGTCACGATCAGATACGCGCGTGCAGGCGGGGCAAAGGGTGGATTGTCTGGGGGTCGAATGGCGGCTCGTCCACGTCGATCAGGACCAGCCGAAGATGGGTCACATGACCCTGACCCTGACGAGAGAAGTCTGATGCCTCTGGACCCTGAGCGCGCCTTGCAGAAGGCGCTGATCGCGCGGTTGCGCGCAGATGACGGGGTGACCGCCCTGTTGATTGCGCCCGGTGCCGTCTTTGATGAGCCGCCCCAGGACCCAGGCTGGCCGCATCTGGTGATCGGGCGCAGCGAGAGCCGGCCCTATCCAGCGGACGGCGGGGCGACCGAGCATGTCGTGACCCTGACGGTGCGGTCGCAGTTCGGCGGCAGCGAGGAGGCCAAGGCGATCAATGCGGCGGTTCGAGCGGCCCTGACGGCGAGTGAACTCACGATCCAGGACGGTCGCGTGGCAACGATCCGGGTGACCTATCAGGACGTGTTCCGGGCGGCAGACTGGAAGACGACGCTGGGCGTGACGCGTGTGCGGATTGTGACGGAGGCTGACTGATGGGTGCGCAGGCGGGCAAGGATGTCTTGCTGAAGATTGGCGACGGCGCGGAGCCGGAGGCGTTTGTCACCGTCGCTGGATTGCGGGCGCGGACGATCGCGCTGAATGCGCGGACGGTCGATGTGACCGACGCGGATTCAGCCGGGCGGTGGCGCGAGCTGCTGGCCGGAGCCGGGGTGAAAGCCTGTTCGGTGGCAGGTCAGGGCGTGTTTCGCGATGCGGCGTCGGACGCGGCGGTGCGCGAGGCCTTCTTTGAGCAGGCGGCGAAGACCTGGCGACTGATCGTGCCGGACTTCGGGGTGATCGAGGGGCCGTTCCTGGTGGCAGGGCTGGAGTATGCGGGCGAGCACGCCGGCGAGGCGACATTCGCGCTGAGCCTGGCGAGCGCGGGCGAGCTGACGTTCGAGGCGCTGTGATGAACGCGGCGAGAGGTGAGGCCGAGGTCGTGATCGACGGTGAGCGGGTGCGATTGTGCCTGAC